AGAAAAAGCGACAATGGAGTAACTACTAAACTATATGATATATCAGATGATATACAACATAAATCGAAGAAAAATTATACGTTGTTACATTCCGAAGAAAGAATCAAAATATATAAAAGAGAGCAATTTAATTTCAAAATATATAAAATAAAGGTTTAGAGTAATGATTGTAGATAACGTTAAACAAATCAAAATGGTAAATGGCGACGAAATTATTTGTGAAATTTTAGAAGAACTTGAAGATGATTTAGTTGTAAGATACTGTTTATTAATTGATAAGTTTAGAGCTCAGAGCAATGATACAGAACAATACACTACAACTTTATATGTTCTTAAACCTTGGATGACATATGTTGAACATAAAGATGAAGTGATTACTATTAATGCGTATCATTGTATGGCATTGTCTAATCCGCATACTGAATTACTTAAACAATATGAATTAGCTTTATCTAGAATAGTAGATATGGCAAATGAAGAAATTAGAGAAAAAGATTTAGTTCAATTAGATTTATTCGAAGAATCCGATCATCAGAATAAAAATGTAGTAACCTTATCATTTAATAAGACTTCGAAGAATAAGCTTCATTAGATACTACCTTCCCTTTAAAGAATACTCTTTATTATACCACATTTTTTGCGGTATGTAAACAGTTATTTTCAATATTTTAAAAATAAATTTATTTACAAACAACAAAAAATAGTTTATAATTATTAATATATTATGTGGAGATATAAACATTATGCCTAAAAAAACTAAAAATGTACATTATGTAAATAATGCTGAATTCTCATTATCAGTAGTCAACTATGTAAAAACTGTTTCTGAAGCTAAAGAAAATAACGATGTTTTACCAATTGTTCCTGATGATATTGCTATATCTTTTTTAAAAATTGCTGAAAATCTTTCACATAAGTCTAATTTTATACGATATACTTATCGTGAAGAAATGGTTATGGATGCAGTTGAAAATTGTCTAAAAGCTGTTGAAAACTATAATATTGATGCTAAAACTCGATCAGGCAAACCAAACGCGTTTGCTTATTTTACTCAAATTATTTGGTTTGCGTTTCTTCGTAGAATTACAAAAGAAAAAAAGCAACAAGAGATCAAAGAAAAATATATGTTACAATCTGGAGTTGAAGCATTTATTACTTCTTCTGGTAGTGAAGAATCGACTCAGGTAGCTACACATTTTGTTGATACTTTAAAAGATAGAATTAGTAAAGTAAAAGAATATGATACTGAGCTTAAAACTTTTGCTAAAGCGAATAAACCACCAAAGAAAAGAGCTCGTACAGTTGACTCAGACTTACAGGATTTTTTAGAGTGAGTAAAATACAAGAAAGAATTAAGCTTCATATGGATGCTATTCAAGCTATTATGGAGTCACCTGGACAAGATCACTTAATAGAAGGTAAAACCGACCTACTAAATCAAATGGCTAAAGTTAGTTTATTTGCTGCACATATGAATGACGAAGACAAAGATTATTATCAAGCAGACAATGGACTCTTGAAGAAAAAGCAGATTGGGACGTAAAAGCATGAAAATAGCCGTACTGAATGATACTCATTGTGGTATTAGAAATAGCTCAGACATATTCTTAGATAATGCAAATACTTTTTATGACAAAATATTTTTTCCATATTGTAAAGAACATAATATTAAACAAATAATTCACCTTGGTGATTATTATGATCATCGTAAGTTTGTTAATTTTAAAGCTCTTAATTCAAATAGAAAACATTTTCTTAATCGATTAAGAGATCTTGGTATTGCTATGGACATTATGCCAGGCAATCATGATACTTATTATAAAAATACAAATGATCTGAATTCTCTTAAAGAACTACTTGGTCACTTTATGAATGAAATTCATATTGTAATGAAGCCAACAGTAATGGAATATGATTCATTTAAATTTGCAATGTTGCCATGGATTACTCCAGAAAATCATGATGAGTCTATGAACTTTATTAAAAACTGTAAAGCTGATTGGCTAGGTGGTCATTTAGAATTATCTGGTTTTAATCTGATGGCTGGTATTGTTAACCAACATGGTATGGATCATAATATTTTTAATAGATTTGAAAAAGTATTGTCTGGTCATTTTCATACAAAATCACAACGAGACAACGTAATGTATCTTGGATCACAAATGGAATTCTTTTGGAATGATGCTCATGATAACAAGTACTTTCATGTTATAGATACTGAAACTCGAAACATTGAAGCCATTCGTAATCCTCATACTTTGTATGAGCGAATTATATATGATGATTCAAATTATAATTATTTAGATATGAAACTAGATCATTTAAATTATAAATTTGTAAAAATAGTTGTAAAAAATAAACAAGACCTATTTACATTTGATAAATTTGTTGATAGAATACAGAATAAGAAGATACATGAACTAAAAATTGCTGAAAACTTTGAAGAGTTTATTGGAGAAAATGTTGAAGATGAAGGTATATCACTTGAAGATACTTCAACATTGTTAGATAGTTATGTTGAATCTGTCGACACAGAACTAGATAAAGATAGAATTAAGATTGATATGAGAAAACTTTTAACAGAAGCACAGGCGCTTGAAGTAGTATGATAGTATTTAAAAATCTTAGATGGAAAAACTTTTTATCAACTGGTAATAAGTGGACAGAAATAAACTTAAATAAAATATCTTCAACATTAATTGTTGGCCATAATGGGTCTGGTAAATCAACTATGCTAGATGCTTTATCTTTTGCGTTGTTTGGAAAACCTCATCGTAATATTAATAAACCTCAATTGGTAAACTCTATTAATAATAAAGATTGTATTGTTGAAGTTAACTTTACAATTGGTAAATACGAATATAAAGTTGTACGAGGAATTAAACCTGGAATATTTGAAATTTGGCGTAATGATCAATTATTAAATCAATCATCGCATGCTAAAGAATATCAAAAAATACTTGAACAAAATCTTCTTAAGTTAAATCATAAATCATTTCATCAAATTGTTGTTCTTGGTAGTAGTTCATTTATTCCATTCATGCAGTTGCCAGCTCAACATCGAAGAGATGTGATTGAAGATTTACTTGATATTAATATATTTTCAAAAATGAATATTCTTATTAAAGAAAAAAATGCTATATTAAAAGAAAATCTTAAAGAATTAAATTATAAATTGGACATTGTAAAAAATAAAATAGAATCTCAAAAAAAATATATTAGAGATATAACTCAAATTAATACGGATGAGATCAATGATAAAGAAGAAAAAATTAAAGAAGTACAAGAGATCATCAAAGACCTACAATTATCTAATGCCTCACTTTCATCTTTTATTCAAGAGTATGCCGAAAAATGTTCCACAGCTCTCAAAACAGCAAACGATAAAAAACAGATCATTTTGTCAGATAAGGCTACAGCATCATCTTCCATTAAGAACATCGTTATCAATTCAAAATTCTATAAAGAGAATGACAACTGTCCTACCTGTACGCAGGCGATTGAACCGAATTTTAAGCAGGGGAAAATTGATAGCCTCAAAGCCGAAGCGGTTGATATTAAAAAGAAGATGGATCAATTACAGGTACATGCCGAAGAGATAACAGAAAATTTAGATAAATGGACAAAGGTACACGAAGAAATAAGAGAAAAACAATCAATATTACATTCTAATAATCAAAACATAGAAATATACCAAAACCAAATTAGTGAATATAATAATGATATTTCTAGACTGACATCAAGAGAAGGTGATCTTTCTACTGCTAATTCTGATCTACTTGAAATGCGAACTAAAATGGAAGGATATATGGAATCAAGATTTGAATTAAATGAGCAACATTCTTACAATAGTGTTATGAGTGAAATGCTTAAAGATACCGGAATTAAAACAAAAGTTATCAAACAATATATTCCTGTTATTAACAAGCTAGTTAATCAGTATCTTCAGGTTCTAGACTTCTTTGTTCATTTTAATTTAGATGAAAGTTTTCAAGAAACAATCCGATCTCGGCATAGAGATGCCTTCTCATATGATTCATTTTCAGAAGGAGAAAAACAACGCATTGATTTAGCACTTCTCTTTACTTGGCGACAAATCGCTAAGATGAAAAACTCAGTTGCAACAAATCTTTTGATACTTGATGAAACATTTGATAGCTCTCTTGATCATGATGGCGTAGACAATCTAATGAAAATACTTCATACACTTGATGATGATACTAATGTTTTTGTAATATCACATAAAGGAGAAATTCTTGACGGCAAGTTTAAAGAAAAACTTGAATTTTACAAAGATAAAAATTTTAGTAAAGTCAAATAAACTGTTTACACTATTGCTAAAATATGATATAATAGTCTAATATTAAAATGGAGAATATATGATGGAACTAACTGAAAATACTCTACAAATTCTTAAGAATTTTTCAGCAATTAATTCGAATATTGTTATAAACGAAGGTTATACTTTACAGACAATTGCAGAAGCTAAAAATCTCTTAGCAAAAGCTGAAGTTGTAGAAAACTTTCCAAAAGGCTTTGGTATTTACGACTTAAGTGAATTCCTTGGCGTACTTAACTTAGTTGATTCACCTCAATTAGAATTTCATGAAGAATATGTATCGATTGCAGATTCAAGCGGTAGATCTAAAATTAAATATAGATATGCTGATGTCGATATGCTTACTACTGTTACCAAAGACGTCAAAATGCCAGCTCATGATATTAGCTTCACACTTGATAATACTACACTAGGTAGAATTAAACGAGCTGCAGCTGCACTTGGTCATAATGAACTGGTTATTGAGCCGGATGGTGATGGTCTAGCAAGTTTAACTGTAACTACTGTAGAAAATAAAACAGCAAATACTTATTCTATTTCTGTACCAGTTGAGTCTAACGAGAGTATATATAAACTTGTATTTAATATATCTAATATTAAAGTTTTAGCTGGAGATTATGATGTCGAAGTTTCTTCAAAACTAATCTCTAAATTTACTAACTCAGCTAATTCAATAAATTATTGGATTGCACTTGAAAAAACATCAACTTATGGAGAACAATAAACTATGGCCGACCACAAAAAATCTTATGATCTAATGAATCAGATCTCTCGATCTTCTATTGCTATTATTGATACTATTACTCAGCGCGGTGGTTTTAGAGGTGAAGAGCTTTCCACAATTGGACAACTACGTGATCAATGTGCTCAAGCAGTACAAGTAGTTGAATCATTTAAACAAGAAGAAGCTGAAGAAGAAGAGTAAACACCTATAAGGATAGACTATATAATGAATCTTGATAATGAATTTCTGTGGGTTGAAAAATATCGCCCACAAACGTTTGAACAAACTATCCTACCTTCTGCATTAAAATCAACATTTTTAGAAATCGTCAAGACCGGTGAACTCCCACATATATTATTTCCGGGGTCTGCCGGCCTAGGCAA